AGAATGAAAGACATACCACAGCACGTATGGCGAAACTATGATAAAGCCAACAAGCCACGTATGGTCATTTGTACTAAGTCACAGTTACCAAGCACAAGAGTGTGGCGAAATGCTTGGAAGATTAATGAAGAAATAAATACCACGCATAATGAAGAAGCTGCTTAAAAGGGAGAAACCAATGGCAACAACTAACATCGTAGACAAAGATGGTAACAGTATATCTGCTTCAGATGCTACTGTTCCTTCAGACAGGCACTTCAGAGGTGCATGGTCATTATCAGGTAAGACTATTTCAGAGGACTTAGCTGTAGCAAAAACTATATTCAAGGATAAAGTAAGAGAAGCAAGAAAGCCTTTACTTGAAGCTGAAGATGTAGTGTATATGAAAGCACTTGAAGCAGGAGACAGTTCTGCTCAATCTGCAAGTGTAACTAAGAAGAAAGCACTTAGAGATGCACCTGCTGCGAAAGCAATCACAGATGCAGACACTATTGCAAAGCTAAAAGCTGCTTGGGATACAAGCATATTAGGTGACAGTCCATACGCATAAGGAGTAACGGATGGCTTTAACAAAAGTAAATAGAGGTGGCTTAAACACTGGTATCTCTGATTCTAGTGATGCTACTGCTATAACCATAGATAGTTCAGAAAAAGTAGGAATAGGGCAAACTACTCCAGTAAGAAGATTGCATATTAAAGATACTTCTGCTGATATGTATATTGGCTTAGAGGGTGGCACATCAAATAATGTTGGTATTCTCATGGGCGATACTGACAATCATACACTAAGTAGAATAAGACATGATAATTCTGATAATGCCCTTGAATTTCATACAAATGAAACAGAACGTATGCGTGTTCATTCCAGTGGTAAAATGTCAATAAATGGTACTTCAGAAGGTTCATCTCATGTAACAATTTATTTTGCTTCTGCTTCATATTCTGCTCTTGCAAGTCAAATGACTGATAATGGAAGTGGTGCAGGTTTTTTAGTTTGTAGAACATCAGATGGCTCTACAATAGGGCAAGTTGCAAGAAATGGAACAAGTGCTGCCGTTCAGTTTTTAACGTCATCAGATTATAGATTAAAAGAAAATATTAATTATGACTTTGATGCAACAAGTAAAATAAAACAGCTAAAACCATGTAAATTTACTTGGAAGAATGATGATTCTAATGTTGTGTTTGATGGCTTTTTAGCACATGAAGTACAAGAAATAGTGCCTTATGCTATAAATGGTAAGAAAGATGCTGTTGATGAAAATGGTAAAATAGAAGCACAAAGTATTGATAAGAGTGACCTTGTACCATTGCTCGTAAAGACCATACAAGAGTTAGAAGCTAGAATTACAGCATTGGAGAGTGCGTAATGGCATACATAGGCAAATCTCCTTCACAGGGAGTGCGTAACAGATTTCAATATCAAGCCACAGCAGGGCAAACATCCTTCAGTGGTTCTGATGCAAACTCATTGACACTTACCTACACAGATAGCTTGTACCTAGACGTATATCAAAATGGTATATTACTTGTTCCGGGAGATGATTACACAGCGACTACAGGCACATCTGTAGTGCTTGTACAGGGTGCATCACTTAATGACATAGTTGAGATGGTAGCCTATGATGTGTTCTCTGTCAACGAGACATATACTAAGACTGAATCAGATAACAGATACCCATTCAAAGGTAACAACTCAATCATCAGATTAAATGGACAGACAATAAGTGCCGACATTACAATAGACAGTGATGAGAATGGTGTATCAGGTGGTCCTATAACACAGTCAGCAACAGTTACTGTTAATGGATATTGGAGTATCGTATGAGTTCACAATTAAATGTAGATACCATTGTAGATAAAGCAGGGTCAGGTGGCACGAATGTAAAGGTTGCCAATACTTCAACCTATGTATCTGATGGTGGTGCAGTTACGCAGAATACTGTGCAGTCATTGGTAAAAGTTTGGTGTCATTTTGTACAAGACAGTTCACATACAATATCAGACAGTTTTAATGTTGGAAGTTTAACTGATAATGGTGAAGGTGATACAACACAAAACCTTACTAATAATATGTCAAATAGTAATTTTTCTGGTAATTGTAATGCAGGATTAAGTAATAATAGATATGCACTTTGGTCAACATTAGGTACAGGAACAATGCCTATTTTATCTTTTAGGAGGGGTTCATCAAATAGCACTGCTGATGATGCAAGTGGGATAACAACTCAAATAGCAGGAGACTTAGCATAATGGCAAGTGAACTTAAAGTAGATAAATTTACAGGTGTAACTACAGCAGGTTCTATATCTGTTACAGGTGAAGGCAATAGTACAACAACTAATCTGCAACAAGGGTTGTGTAAAGTGTGGTACAACATATCTTCAAATTTTGCCACAACAAATGATAGCTTCAATATTGGTAGCATAACAGATAATGCTACAGGTGAGCATAATGGTAATTTTACAAATAATATGTCTAGTGCAAATTATGGTGCATTAGCTGACCATCATAATAACAATAATGATGGAGCAGGATTAAGAATGGGTCAAGTACATGACACTGCCACTGATGGTGTTAGAGTTCATACTGGTAGTAATAGTGGCAATACAATAGTATTTGAAGAAGATGGTGATTTCACTCAACCTGTTTGTCATGTAATGGGAGACCTCGCATAATGGCTAGTATATTAAGAGTAAACACATTAACAGATGCAAGTAGTAATAATTCTACTGCTATGAGTACAATCAATCAGGGTACAGCAAAGGCTTGGGTGCAATTAAATGGAACAGGAACGATTGCTGCTAGAGATAGTTTTAATCACTCAAGTTTAACTGATGGTGGAACAGGCGAGTATAAAAATACAATTAGTTCTGCTATGGGAAATGATGACTATGTAGTTCATGCGACTGGTGATATTGGTACTGTTGGTGATTTTGCAGTTGTTTGTACTAATGATGCTAATGATGCTAGAACAACCACTGCAGCAGAGATAAGAGTAAGCAATACTGGGGGTACAGGACAAGACACAGATGTAGCAGCGATAAGTTTTTTTGGAGATTTAGCATGACCAAAGCAGCAGAATTAGCAAAGATGGGTGAAGTCCTAACCAATAGTCAGATTGGTGGGCGAAGGAATATTGTTATCAATGGTGCGATGCAGGTTGCTCAAAGAAGTACATCAGAGACAGGTGTTTTTGATGCGTCACAGTATGAAACATTAGACCGATTTAAAATACTTGGTAGCACCTCTGGTCGTGCCACAATGACACAAACTGCCGATGGTCCTAGTGGCTTTGCAAATTGTTTAAAATTAGATTGCACTACTGCTGACACATCTATCGCAGCAAGTGAGTTTGGTATTATTAGATATTTAATAGAAGGTCAAGATGTGCAACAACTCAAAAAAGGTACATCTGATGCAGAAAAAGTTACAATATCTTTTTACGTAAAAGGCAATGCAAATGCAACTTATCAGCTAGAGTTTAAAGATGGAGATAATGACAGGATAAATTCTCAAACTTTTAATGTAACAACTTCATGGAATAGAATTGTTTTAACTTTTGATGCTGATACAACTGGTGTTCTTGACGATGATAATGCAGCTTCTATTCAATTAAACTTTTGGTTACACGCAGGTTCAACTTATACAAGTGGAACACACGTGTCAAATACTTGGGCAGCGTCTGTACAAGGAAATAGAGTAAACTCAAGTAATACATCTTTCTTTGACAGCACAGACAGAACATTCTTTCTTACTGGAGTGCAAATGGAAGTAGGCTCTGTAGCCACACCATTTGAGCATAGGTCAATCGGTGATGAATTAGCTTTGTGTCAAAGGTATTTTTACAAAACATTTCCACTAGGAACTGCTCCTGCTGTTCATCTAAATGATGCTATTTATCATTTTCAAGAAGTTTATTCTTCAAATGATACAGTCACTAATTTCTCTTTACCTGTTGATATGAGAGCAGACCCAACAGTTGTATTTTATCCCGGTGCTTCATCAAGTGGAGGTTCAGCAGGTGATAATTCATATTATGATGGCTCTTGGAAAAATGGAGGAACTACACTTCTCTCAACACAATCTAGTAGTAAAAACATCTCTTGGGTGATGAATGGAACTTCTAGTATGACGCTACAACAGTATAATTTAACAGCAGATTCAGAATTATAGGTATTAACATGAATATAACAAGTGCAAAATATATGAAAGACCCTATGACAGAAAAAAACGCATCAATAGATATTATAATAAATAATGAGAAATTGTGTGTACCACTAGACCCTGATAACAGACATTATCAAGCAATTCAAGAATGGGTCAAGGAAGGCAACACAATACAAGAAGCAGACTAATCATGGAAATTGACGCAATGTTATTTTGGAACATAATCCTGACTATGGTCGTTGTACCATTTGGGTGGGCATTTAACAAGATGTTTCAAGAGGTCAAACGCATACAGATACTCTTGAACAAGACACGAGAAGAGTATGCAACAAAAGAAGACGTTAGACAAGATCTTGGCAGAGTTATGGAGGCTTTGCATAGATTAGAAGACAAACTAGATAGAGTATTGAGTATTAAATAATGGCAAGATTTAAAGGTTTTAAACCACAAGGATTACAAAAAATAGCTACTCGCATGGGATATGCTGGTAGTATGGAAAACTTTGATGATTATTTAAAGCAAAATCCTGATAAAGAACGTGAAATGATTGTCTATAGAACTAGAGCACAAGAAATGGCTAAAGGTGGTTCTGTAGTTAAATTACAAACAGGTGGACAAGCTCAACCTAGACAATTAACACAAGCTAATGTTCCTACTGAATCTGATTTTACAGCAGATGATACAATAGGCTCAGTGTCAGCTAAAATGATGGAAACTCCTACATTACCTCAAGGTGGTGTAACAATACCTGTAGGAACACAAGTAACAGAACAGCAATTAATAGACCCAAGATTAGGTCAAGTTGGAGGAACAGTAGGTGTGCCAACAGCAATGGCGGCAACAACGACTGCTAATCAACAAGCTGAAAAAGATGCAAACATTACTGCAGCAGAAAGGTCAGCAACTGCTGTTGACAGTGCTTTATCTGCAACTCAAGCTGCTCAAATAAATCCTACTGATCCAAGAGCACAAGTTACAGCGGCTCAACAAACAGCATCTAGTGTAGGCAATGTCACTGCCGCACAAGGGAACGCAACTCTAATAAATAATCCCATACAAAGACAAATTCAATCAGGAGAAATAATCACTGGAGCAGCGAATGCTGAAACTGCATCTGCTTATACAGAACAGATACAGGCAGCGACAGCTACACCAACTGACCAAGCGACTGTACAAGGACAATTAGCAAGTTTAACTGCAAACTTTGATGCAACAAATCCACCTTCATGGGCGGCTGGAGCATTAAGAGGTGTTCAAGCTCAAATGGCAGCAAGAGGTTTGGGTGCATCTAGCATTGCAGGACAAGCTATGGTTCAAGCAGCCTTAGAATCAGCATTACCAATTGCACAAGCTGATGCTCAAACGGTGGCTAGTTTTGAAGCACAAAACTTAACAAACAGACAGCAACGTGCTATGTTGGCAGCTCAACAAAGAGCAACATTTATAGGTCAAGAGTTTGACCAAAACTTTCAAGCGAGAGTACAAAATGCTGCTAAGATTGGTGATATAGCTAATATGAATTTTACAGCAGACCAAAACATAGCAATGGAAAACAGTCGTGCTGTAAACACTATGAATTTAAACAACGTGAGTAATAGACAAGCTATGGTTGCTGCTGAAGCCGCGGCATTAGCTAATCTTGATATGTCTAATTTAAATAACAGACAACAAGCTGCTGTACAAAATGCACAAAGCTTCTTACAATTAGATATGGCTAATTTAAGTAATCAACAGCAGACAGATTTGTTTAAAGCTCAACAAAGAACACAAGCATTGTTTACAGATCAAGCTGCTGAGAATGCCGCTAGACAATTCAATGCTACATCACAGAATCAAGTAGATCAATTCTTTGCTAATTTAGCTACACAGACTGCACAGTTTAATGCTACACAAGCTAATGCACAATCTCAATTTAATGCAGGTCAAGTAAATACTGTAGAGAGATTTAATGCAGAAATGAACAATCAACGTGACCAATATAATGCTACTAATCAACTTGCAATAGCACAGAACAATGCAGTATGGAGAAGAGAGATTGCTACTGCTGATACTGCCGCTGTTAACAGAGCTAATGAATTAAATGCAAATGCTATCTTAGATATCTCTAAAGAGGCATATGATAACTTATGGTCTTACTATGCAGATACTATGGAATGGGCATGGACTAGTGCTGACAATCAATTAGAAAGAATTAACAAAATGGCTATAGCTCAATTAGATGCAGATACTATGCTGAAAACTAATCAGATGTCATCTAGCTCTTCTGCTGGTACAGCTATAGGTGGTTTGATTGGTACATTAGGAAGTGCAGCAATTCAGAAAGGATTATTTGGATGATAACAAACCCATCACAAGGTATATTAACTTCTTTTGCTCAGTTAAGAGTTCCATCAAATGAGCCTAGCAAACCTAAAGGCAAAGGCATGATGAATAGAAAAGGTAATTTTACAAAAGTAAGTGATAATCAAACTAAACAACCAGCTATAGTTGCTAAAGAAATACAAATGTATATAAATGGTAAAAGAAAAAATGGTGGCATAAATGAATCAGCTTAATAATACATCTTTTGATAGACCAATCCCGGGTATGTCTATGACTCACGAGGTAGGTGCTAGACCTTGGCAGACACCCCCTACATATACAACTGTAGAAGAAGCAGCAGAATATTATACAGAAAGAATGTCTAATCCTGCTTTTAGAGAGCAACTAATAGATATCATGGAAATGGGAATACCTTTAACAACTTTAGCTAACACTATACAATTAGCTAGTGTTATGGAAGGATTACATAGTGTGGATGTAGGCATGTTGATGATACCTATTTTAGTAGAAACTATGATGTTAATAGGAGATTCTGCTGAAGTTAAATATGTAACAGGCATGGAAGAAACTAAAGGTGAGAGACCAGCTATGGTTGAAAAAATACTTAACAACATAAAAAATACAAAAGGTGTAGATCCAAATGTATCTATAGAAGAGACTATGGAAGAACCACAAGAGATGCCTATGGATGAAGAACCAAAAGGCTTAATGGCAAGGAGAGGTTAATGGCATTTTTAGGTAGTTTAGGAAAAGCATTAGGATTAGATAGAGAATTTAGCTTGGGTTTTGTTGAAGGTGTTAGTAAATCTATTGATAGAGGAATCCAAAGTGACATGAAGGCAACCCAAAAAAATATTGACGATCTAACAAAGATTGCCTTTGAGTCAACTGCTACTGATAAGAAAAGGTTTGAAAAAGAATTAAAAGAAAACACTAAACTTGTTGAGGAGATTGTAGCTAATATGGGTGGTGCTGATGGTATGAACAATCCTTTAGCACCAGTAGCAGCACATTCTTTAATAAGTCAACTAGGACTTAATCAAGCAGTATCTCAGTCAAGAGATTACAAAAAGAATTTTACTATATATGGTGCAGACCCTATACAAGAATTACAACTTAATAAAAAATTAAATGGTGACGTTCCTACTATTTCTTTATCTGCATTAGCTAAATCTACTGTATCACCTATTAGTGGTGTTGACATGAGCCAACTTGGAGATAGTGCTAACGTAGGTTTTATGAAAGCTAACTTTTTTGGTGGAGCACAAGATTCTACTAAAGAGATTAAAACTAGAACAAATGCTATGTTAAATGCCGCAGGTGTAGATATGAATGATACATTAGGGGATAAACTACCTACTGCTATCAAAGTTAAACTAGATCCTTTAATTTTAGGTATGCAAGATAACCCAAAAGCTGAAGAACTTAGATTGGTTACAATGTTAAAAAGCACTGATCGTGAAGAGAATCCTGATTTATATGATAAAATTAAAGAAAAGATTGACTTAACTAGAAGTATAATCCAAGAGACTACCCCTAAAAAAGGTTTGAGTTTATCAGAAACTAACTCTTCAAGAAATGAACTTATTAGTATTGTAGGAAATGCTTTTGGTATAAGCACAAAACCTGCATCTCTAGGCAATCCATTTACTAGCTTTACAGATCAGAAAGAAAAAAATCTACTAGCTCTAAAAAGTGTAAATTATTATATGAATAAACTTCAAGAGTCTAGAATTAATAGTGGTAGAGATGACCAATATAATAACTACGCTGTAATACTACAAGCAGCTACTGAAGGAAAAAAGATTATTGAAACAAATATAAACGGTATTTATTCACTAGAAGTAGCTAATGAATCTTTTTATACAAATGATGAGCTTGTTCAATTTGCAGTTAACAGAGAAGGTGGCAGTGCAAAAACAGATAGTGGAACTGGTGTTCCAGACCCAAAACAAGTAGAAAAAGAAAAAAAGAAGGGTGATTCTAAAGTTACAATAAACACACTTTTACCTAAACTTAAAGAGGCAATAGCAGGTGGTGATTCTAGAATAATAGTAGATACTAAAACACAACTAATAGAAGCTATTCAGGAAGAATATAATATAAAAGGTTATAAAGAAGCTCAAACTAAATTGACAGAGTTGATGGGCAACATAACATCATAAGGAATACAAATGGATTATAATAATTTTAGTGCTGAAGAGTTAACTAGAGAAAAATTAACTGACAACGCAGCTTTCATGGCTGATGCTTCTCAATTTCTAGCAGACAGAGAAGACTATTACTCAGACAATCCCGACGATATATATGACAGATACCTAGAACATTTCCGTTATCAAAACGTGAATGAAGTTTCTGCTATGCGAGATTTATATTTAGCACAAGACTATGAGAGAAAAGGTAATCAAGCTGGTCTAGAGCGTATGAATAGACTCATGTCTACTTTTGAAAAACAAAATGGTGAGTATAATTTAGAAACTGTTACTGATTACTTAGGTGGTATCATTACTGCACCATCAACAATAGGTTCAATGTTTTCTTTTGGTGCGGCTAAAGCTGGAGCAGTGGCTGCTCAACAAGGTATTAGGTTTGGTATCAAAGAGATAATTAAAAATGGTGTTAAAGCTAAAGGTAAATCTCACGTATCTAAAAAAGCTGTAGACAAAGGTGCTCAAGAGTTAGGAAAGTTTGAAACAGCTAAGAATGCATTTCTAGGTGGTGGATATAGAACTGCTATAGGTTCAGGTGTAGTTGAGGGTGGTGGTGCTCTTGCAACTACTGCAGCACAAGAAACAACTCGTGTTACCACAGGGCAGAAAGAAGAAGAAGACTTTAGTTATGGTAATGTAGCATTAGCTACTGCTTTAGGCACAGTTCCGGGAACACTATTAGGTGCTGGAATAGGAACAAGAAAAGCTTTAGTGAGCAATGTAGCTGAATCAGTTGTGATGAAAGAAGCAGCTAAGAGAACTACACAAACTAAAAAAGCTTATAAAACTAACACATTAAAAACTTTTGCTAGTAAAGGTAATGTAGGTAAGTTTGCAAAAGACACAGAAAGCAAATTAAAATTATCACTAAAAGAAACTGCTAATGAAAAACTAGTAAAGGGTGAAGAAGTAAAGCTTAAACTAAAAGGAACTAAACAAGAAAACTTAGCAATAACATTAGAAGATATGGTGGTTCAAAACATAGCCTCTGCGGCAGCAACTATAATAGATAAAGTTGGAGTAAGAAATATAACTAAAGAAGAAATTGAGGCTGGTGTTAAAATATTTAAAGAAAAAGGTGCAAAGGCAAAGGGTGCTATTAACCCAAAAGATATCAAGAATGGAAAAATAATAAAAGGTAGTGCTGAAGATTTAAAAGAGAGAATAACATCTCGTGTAGGAAGAGGTCTAGCAGACTCTAGTAAATTAACAAGTGACGAATTTGGAAACATATTAAAGGCTCATGGTCTTAATGCAGATGAGTTTAGCTCTCTATATGTATCTGATGTATCTGCCGCAGGTAGAACATTAGGAACAGCGGGAAGAATAAGTAGAGAAGTAAGAAAAAGTTTATTTAAAGAATTAGATGAGCTAGATAAAGGTATATTAACTCTTGGCACTGCAACAGAAGCGGCTAGAAAGAAAGCTGATGAAATATTAGATAGAAGAGTTAAAGCTTTAGGTGTAAATGTTAATTTAAATGGTGTCAGTGATTTTATAAGAAAGTTAAATAAGACACGTATTGGACTTATGACTATACAAACAGCTACTACTGTTAGAAACACAACTAACGGTTATATGCGTAACTATGTATATGCGTTAGATAATTTAGGTGAAGCTGGTGCTAAATATGCATATGGTAAATTTTTAAATGCCTCAAGTGATAAAGAAGTACAAAGACTTGGAAAAGAAGCTGTTCGTGCAGCAAAAGGTCAATTAAAAGTTGGTGGGAAATCCTTAGTTTTAAAAGATATGGTAGCTGGGATAACTAGCCAAGAAACTGCTATTTTAGTTAGACTATTTCAAGACACACAATTAGGTAAATCAGATTTAGCTAAACAATTATTTAGAGAAATGGGTGATGTTGGTGTCGCAGGAACTGATAATGGTTTAATGGTGCAGACTGCTAGAAAGGCTAATATCTTAAACACCTATAGTGATAACATATTTAAGAAAGCTGTTTTTGCAAGAGAGATAGATAAAATTATAAGAGCAGATGCAACTGGTATATTTAGAAAAGCTGGTGTTGAAAATTTAAGTGATTTAATTATTAAAAAGAAAAAAATGACTTTACTTGATGATAAGAGTATAGCCACTGCTATGGAAAAGGCTTTGGATTTTACATATCAAACAGGTAAGTTTAGAGGCAAAGAAGGACAGTTTAATCAGTTAGCCGCTGCGTTTATTGACTTTTCTAGCACCACTTTTGGATCATCCTTTATTCCTTTTCCAAGATATCTTGTAAATCAATTTAGATTTTTTTATGAACACGCACCTATCATAGGTTTGTTAGATAACAAAAATGTACCACTGTTAGGAGGTATATTAAACAAGTCTAGCATGACAGAAAGAATAGGAAAGCAAATAACCGGTCTATCTATGATTGGTGCTTTTTATGGTATGAGAGCACATTTAGGTGACGAAAATACGGGTGCATATGAATATAAGAATCCTTATGGTCATGGTACATTTGATGCTAGAGCATCTCTAGGTCCTTTTACTGCGTATGCTTGGTTTGCAGATTTACTATACACAAATGGAGGTCCTAAAGGTTCTTCCTTTATGCCTAGATTACATGATAATGATAAGGTTCTTCCTAGTTTAAATACTAGAGAATTATTAGAAGCATTCACTGGAGGTTTTGGTAGATCAGGAACTGGTTTAATGATGATTGACAGAGCAGCACAAATGGCTATTGAAGGTTCTTCAGATGGTAAGCTAACTCAACAAGCTTATGAAGGCATAACAAGATTTGTTGGAAACTATTTAAGCACATTTACTGTTGGAGCTGGTGTTATTAAAGACATATATGCTGCCGTAGATCCAGACTACAGAATGTTAACAGACAGTAATGACGTAGCATTTATACCTTACATGTTAAAAACAGCAACTAGATCTTTTCCATTTGAGGCACACTCTGATGGTGATGGTTTTTTTGAAAGAGCTCCACAAACTACTGCAACAAGAACTACAGGTCTACAAAATACACTTCCGTTGTTTAGACAGATAACTGGATTAACACCTATGGAAGAAAAAAATGATGTGGAAAAAGAATTTGCTAGAATGAATCTAGACTATTATGAATACACTCCTAGAAAAACAACTGATGCTGATATCAACAGAGATGCAAGACAAAGAATGGCTTTTATTGTAGAAGAAAAATTAAAAGACTTTATAAATGGTCCTGTTTATAACAGTTATGAGAATGATGCCTTGAAAAGAAAAGCTTTGCTTTCTATGATACAATCTGCAAAAAGTGAGGCGAGAGAAGGTGCAATGGCATTTGATGAACAGTATGACACAGATGAAATGATTGAGAAAAAAGCTAAAGCACAATTCTTTAACTTATCAAAAGCAGACCGTAACATATTAATGAAAGAGTGGGAGTCAAGACATCCCGGAGAAGATTTTGATGATACAGAGCCTTATATGGAATTGTTGTTCTTAAATCAAAAGTTAAAAGAGTTTGATTTTAAAACAGGTTTAAAGAAACCAAAGTATCAATCTGTAGGCTCTAAGTTCTAGATTGATACTCTGTTATTAATTTATCTGTTATCGCCAGACCCTTGAAGTGTTCCTCTTTCTTTTCTACTATATAACTTCTTCAAGTTATCTTTCATAATATCATTAAGAGAAACTTTAGTTTCCTTTGCTAACATGGCACAATACCAAAGCACATCACCTATCTCTGATGCAATTGCTTTTTTATCGCCCTTACCATCTCGTATAAGTTTCTTTACTTTACCTGCAACTTCCCCAGCCTCACTTGTCAAGCCTAGAGCTAAATACTCTAAGGATTTTTCTTTTGGATAAATAGCAGTTAGACTTGCTCGTTCTTCATAAAAATCAGCAGTCATTACTTCTTTGATGACTAACCTATCTTGCATGAACTTTCTCGCCTCTTCTTCTAGCTTCAGCATTTTTAACCCTTTCTAATTGTACATAGTAAGCAGAATTAAATCCTCTTTGCCATTCTCGTGACTGCATAGTCATTTCACCAAAAGGGTTTATTAGCTTTTTTCTTTTGAATGCATTAAACCCTTGATTGAATTGTAAGCTTAAAGGTGCATCATGTTTTCCTAGACCTCTCTCTTGTCTAGTTTTATGTTTTTTATTTCTTTTCTGCATATCATATTCTCCTTATGAAGTTATTGTTTCTTTTTTTCTTTAGGCACTTCTATAAAACTAAAGTTTACACTAAATGATCTACGTTCTCCTTTTGTTTTAAATGGGTAGACACAGTGAAATAATTCAGCAGGAAATATATAAAAGTCACCTACTTGTGGTTTGACCATAAAGTTTGTATTACTATACCCTGATGGTGTACCGTGAGCAAATTGTATATGTCCATTTGCAGGATGGTGGTCTTTATAGTCCTCTTCCCATTCTTTTTCAATACCATTAGGTAAAGCTAGATATCCTACACAAGACATGCGAGATCCTGTATGTATATGTAGTGGGTTATATTCATTTTCAAACTGACGCACAAACCAACCTGATATAACTTGTATACCGTAGTTATTATTTTCTGTGTCTAATGACTTAACACCAAAAGAATTTCTATGTTCTGCATAAGAATGAAATCTACCTATGAAGTGAGAAACTTCTTCTAGCCATAAAGACTCTATCTCTGTAGTAAATCTTAATTCTTGTTTTACTTTACCAACGAGATTATCTGACCAATCATCTAGCTCCATTTTCATAAGAGTATTCATCTTTTTAACAAAGCTAGGTGACAGTTTCTTATATCCCATTATAGGACCAAAGGGTGTTATATACTCCTCATCCTTTTTGGGTACATAAAATTTTGCATGTGCTGTCATTTCTTTTCCTTTTTAGGCTCTTCTTCTGCTTTAGGTCTTTCTATAAATTTAATTAAAACATTAAGCCTACCACTAGCAGATTCTAATGCAGCTAACTCTTTATCAATAGATTCAACTATAGTAGTATGATCTCCTACTCCAACAGGATTAGTCAACATAACCTCTATATTAGCTATGTGACCATTCATCTCTCCTAGTAATTTAGTTTTTAATGCTCCTATTATCATGTCTTTCATTTACTTCTCCTTTTTGGTTTTAAATGTAATAACTCTCGTATGTGTAATTTTCTACCTTTAAAAAACACTATTAAGTTAATCATAGTATTGATGGTAATGGCTATTAATAACCACCATTGCCACCACAACAACTCACCACTTTCTAGCATTAACTAGCCTGTATGTCAACCATTTCACACGCATCAGCAGTACATGCAAGTTCTCTACCACCACTAGTTGTATCCTCTTTTTCATATTCTGCTAATTTAGACCAATCAATAGATTTAGGCATGATTTGTTGTAATTCTAGATACTCCTCTCTTTCTATATCTTGATAAGGTGCTTGTGCATATGTGTGGTCGCTAAAAGGTAAAAATGATATACCAGACACTTCATCAAAGTTTTTATAAACCCATGCACCAACATCCATCCACTCTTCTTCTTTAACTGATACAGTCACAGATGGTTTATGTTCACACCAATGCCTTTGAAACATAAGCCAATACTCTAGTTGTTCTATAGCTGACATCTGCGTTCTAGTGATAGCATCTGTAGGTGACTTCATAGGAAAACTAAATACAGTCGTGCTGTCAGGCTTCATGACATCAGGTTCTGCAGGTATACCACTCTCTTTCATAAACTGTGTAAGTGGGTCTTTATTATCTCCACGCACAGTTCTAATATAGAAAGGATTATGTCTTGCGTGTATACCTGACGCACTATCTACTAACTGAGATACTGTGCCACTAGGTTTTACACAAGTGATTGCAGTAGATTGTGGTATGCCTAAGTCTTTAGCAATCTTTTTATTTGCCTCTACTGCAACTGTCTTTAATATTTCTAAATTAGATTCTAGGTTACTATTGTCAGGTGATAAAACAGGACAGTCAAGTATACCTGTCAAAGACACACCTAGTAGTCTTTCTTCTTCTGTATTAGCTTTCCACACTTTACGCAAGTATTTAAAGCTAGTCAATGTAGATTGAAATGTGCCTAGTATAGTAGCCATACGTACTTTTTCTTGTAGTGAAAGCATATCATCTGTTTCTCTGCAAACAACTTCAGTAAGATTACAGAACTGATATGGTCTAAGTATAATCTCGCTACATGGATTACAACCAAACTCATGGTCAGTCTCACGTCTACCATTCTCAGATGCTTTTACTTTGGCGGCTTTTCTATTAAAAATACCACGCTCACCTGATTTAGATTCATATAATGATGTCCACTCTCTCATGAACGTACCCATCTCAGGCTTACCTTTAAATGCAACAGAGTTATTAGCTAATGCTCTTTGTCCTTCATTTTCCCACCATTGTCCAGACTTTGCATGACGCATTTGGTCATCGCCTAAGTTAGATAAAGAGATAAGAGCAGAACGTCTGACACCCCCAACAACTACAACTTCTCCTATCTTACACATGATGTCGTGACACTCTATTGGAAACAATCTTCTACCTTTTGCTGCTTTAAATTTTTGTATGCAAAAGTGAAATAATTCAACTAAGGGTGCAGGTCCTGATGCTCTACCACCAAATGTTTTTAATCTTGCACCTGCAGGTCTTACTTGTGACACATCCCATTTAGGAACTTGCCCTACATATAACATAGCAATAAGCTCTCTTAATGCTTTTGCCCATCCGGGTCTGCTATCTGCAACAGTAATGATAGTAGTGCTATCTTCAAAGTGTTCATTGACAATAGGTAATTTGTCTATGTTTTCACGTTCAACGGAGAAACCAACACCAGTGCCACACATAAGAATATACATACACTCATCAAAACTACGTGGACTATCTACAGGTATGTAGCTACAATTATAACCACCTACATGACATCTGTCTAATGCAGGTCCTGATGTCATCAAAGCTCTCATACTAGGCATAACACCGAGAGACATTATTTGATCTGTAATTTTTTCTTTTAGAGCCTTTGTTATAGTATAACCATAATTAACACTTAAATGATTACTCATGTAATCTGTATACCTGTCTACAGTTTCACTCCAATTCTCTCTACGTTGCTCATCATCTTTCCATCTTGCATAGCGAGAGAGTGCTATGAAGTTTTGGTAGTCTGTGGGTAAATAATTTTTTAACATCTACGTCTCCTCTGTTACTGTTTTTATTGTTTTTATTTTTAAACCATCTACTTCATGCACCATATCAATAAAGTAGTCTTCTATTTCTTGTCCAACCATACCATCTGAAGGTATGGGATATTCCTCTTCATCAACAACTAATGATAAGATCATTTTAACTCTTACCATCGTAGACCTCAATCAACTTTTTGAGATACCACTCTGCTTTCTTTAAGTCTTCAATACCATTTTTGTATCTATATCTCCATATATACTTAACTATATTTCCTTGTAGATAATAATCAAATCCTTTTGTTAACATAGCCTCTAAAGCGTCAATAGTCTCTATACCTGCTTTATTATAATGTTCAGGACTATTTACCATGTCCATAGTTTGTTTATGATCTGATTGCTCTTGGGCTTGTTTTTTTACACCTGATAAATATTTCACTTTCTGCTCCTTTGTTTTATCTTCCATTTCTTTAAACTTCTTTTTCATATATTGTAAATGTCTCATCATTTTTTATCCTTGTTAAAATCTAATCTTATTATGTTTCCCTCTGTATGTACTTTAGGTTTAGATTTTTCTTTTATAAACTCTTCTGCTTCATTTACAAAACTCTCTAATCTAGCTGTTAAGTTAGGATCTTGTTCCATTAGAGCTACAGTAGATGCAACTAATTGAGATAGATGCAATAAACTTTCTCTGCTTTCTTTATCAAGACTACTGTGTTCAGAGGCTATGATATTAACTTCTAATTCTCCAGTCCAATAGCTTTTATCACATTTAGGATTTAGTTCTATAAAACATGAGTTTGGGTTTCTTCTGTCTAACATAAATTATCTCCTTATCTTTGTACCTGAAAATTTAATAAAGTTCAAGTGTTTATTTTTACCTTTTTCTTTTAGCCAATCTTCAGGTATAATTCTGTCATAGTATCTAAAACCATGTTTAATACACCATTGTGCATAGCTAGACTTAGCACCTTTACTAAGCTTATTTCTACTATTTGTAAAGATAAATCTTATATCTAATTTAGGATGTTGCTTTTTTATGCAGAGATGTTTCTTTCTGTCTGCGGCTAAAAACCTTCCTTTAGTTTCTATAATTATACCATTACTTAATATAAAGTCTGGAGTATAGGTGCGATATGTCAAGTCTTCCCATTCTATTTTTATTGATTCATAATCATACTTATGTTTCAATTTTTTTAGGTAGAGTGAGATAGCATGTTCTAACCCACTCCTATATCCATACTTTATAGCTTCTCTTCTAATTTTGTGAGGAGACATTATCAACAAAATCTATATAAGAAACAATTTTAGGTGTCTGTGCTTTTGACATAACAGCAGGTTTATCAGTTAGATTCCAACAATCATATCTGTAATCACAAAACTTGCAGTTAATATTTAATACTTTATTGCCAGTAGGTTTACCTCTAAAGGTTTCTTCTTCAGGCTCAAAACACCTCTCAAATTTATTATTACTTATAGTAGTAACTGTATCCTCAATCTTAGCTATCTCTTCTTTTAAATTTAACCCCTCTGCTGGTACATATTTAAAATGACCATTAGCTTTATTGATTACCCACCAACCACCAACTTTTTTATTGGATGCTTTTGCATAACCTGCTAGTTGACCAACATACCCAAAACCATCTCCATCTTTGACAGTTTCAAATGATTCAAATTTATTTCTATAAGACCAATCAGACGCTGACTTAACATCATCAACTGCTCCATCAATAACTAAGTCATAAGAACCTGATACCTCTGCGTCTTTACATTTAAGTGTAACAGTATCAGACTCTTCATATTCTACTTTGGCTGCTTTTAAAATACCTTTGAAAACTGCCTCAACTATATCTCCTAACATCATGTTCATCATAAAATTATTTGATCTAGGTAAAGCAGTTTCAGGTTTATTCTTTTCATACCAAAGTTGACAAGTGGGTCTGCCTACATTTGACATACGTAGGGTAAAGTCTTTTCTTTTGACCTTACCACCAAACTGACGTTGCAATGCATCTTTTATGTCATCGGCTACTTGATGAATAATCTCATCTGACATAGTAGATTTACCATTGACTGCATCAGTCATATATTGGTGCAACTTCAGTTCAGCGACATGGTTCATTAGTTATTGCCCTCAATATCAATGAATGACTCTACAGTTTCCATCTCTTCTTCAGAAACAGGATTTTGTCTAGACTCCACCTTTTCTTCCCACTCCTTACATATGTAGTCGTTGAAGTTTTTTATCCAATCAACAAAGTCTCCAAATAACTTTTGATCCTCATCTGTTACATCAAAAGATTCTGAGAAATCTACCTCTGCAAGAGGAGTGTAGAAATAACTTCCATTAGGTAACTGATTTGCTTTAGTTCCATTTAAATGGATCATATGCTGAATAGGTAACCTAGACTTCTTAACATACTCATTGAACTTATCTCCAATAGTTTTAAAAGCATCTTTGTTATCTATTTCCCAAATAAATGGTAAATCAGAAAGCTCCGCAGGTTGTCCTTTTTCATCTACAGGATTATCTAAAGTGACTACACCAAATACAACACGAACACGTTTTATTTGTCTTATTAAATCCTGCATATCAGGTGCGAGAGATTTGAAATCCTCTATGTAACCTGATGGTTTGCCACAATTAAATCTGCCTGTATTATCTTTTAAATCACTATTGAGATTATCAGACATGATTGTTCTGTGAAACATACCTTTAGGTTCGCCAGCTTTTGCATTTAGATTTGCAATATATCTTCTTAGCATAAATCTTTGCATAAAAGGGCGAATACTTATACTCTTTGCATAAAAATACTTAGAGCTATTTTCTTCTACCAACTCTAGTCTATATGCACCACCTTCTATAACCTCAACATTAGCATTTTTACCATTGACTTCTGCTTGACCCATAATTGGTGAATGCCATATTCTTAGTCTATTTAAGTTGCTAGACTTCTTTGGTTTTGCAGTAACTTCTCCAGCTATTCCCATAGCTTTAGCCAAGTCTGCATAGCTATCTTTACTTATATTAATTAGTTCATTCATAAATTTCTCCTTTCAATAAGTGCCTAGTTATATCACGCAACATCTTTAGTGTCAAGCCAATTATAACCTATTTTTGCCTCTAATAATAATGGTACGTTAAATTCTATTTTAAACTCTTTTTCTATTAGAGATATCATATTATCATTTGTTATTTTTATAACTTCTAGTATCTCCTTTTCTTCATTTGGGTGTACATCTACAACTATAGAATCATGCACACTATTCACTACACAAGATTGATAAGGCTCTAGTTTTTTCTCTATATACATAAGAACTAAAGGAACAATATCAGCAGTAGCAAATGATTGCACAGGATAATTCTTTATCTGCGTAAAGTTAGTTATCTTACCAGACATTAATCTGTGAACATCTGGGAATGCAAACTGTCTACCTGAAGGTGTAGTTATCTTTCCTGTAGCTAGAGCTTCTTTAGCCAATCGGGAATGCCATGACTTGATTCCCTTGTACTTTTCTGTGAAGTGCTCGTAGTAGGCGGCTTCAGCTTTACTTCTCCCAAACCCAGTCGCACCATATAACGGTGCAAACGTGTGTGCTTTAGCCTCTTGCCTAGTTGTCGGCTGACCAGCATTAGTGATAACTTTAGACGTATATGCATGTACATCAAATCCAGTTGATACTTCGTCAATTGCCACTTTATCTTGAGATAAAAATGCCGCAGCCCTAAATTCCAATTGTGCAAAATCTGCCTCCAATATCTTTCCCCCATCCCAACGTGATACAAATACCTTCTTTACAGGAAACGTACCACCTCTAGGCATGTTCTGCATGTTAGGATCTGCACCACTAAATCTGCCTGTTGAAGTTCTATGTTGTAGTAATCTAACATGAAGCTTACCATCAGGTTTGACATATGTTTTTATGCCTTGCACAAAGGATGATAGGTATGTATCCAATGCAGACAATCTCTGTAGATCAGATAAAAAGTTAAGTGCCTCTGTCATATTTAATTTCTTAGCAGTATCTTGTAATACATCAAGAAACTTTTTATTCACACTAAAACCATTAGCACTTACCCACTTTGCTGATGGAGCAGAGAACTTTAATCCAGCTATCTTTGTATCATTATTAAAAGTATAGCCGCTGCCATTACAAGTAGTACATTTAGGTTGCTTAACATAAAGTTTTCCATCTTTTCTTACCTTTCTTTGAGTTCCTAATCCAAAACATGCTTGACATTTAACTGCAATAGTTTTGTATAAAACATCTGATGTCTGCTTAACTGCTTCCCTATAGTCTGATGTCTTCATGTATGAATCAAAGTTATGTGTCCAAGTAGTTTTATCTTTAGGCTTTCTACTATAGATGACCCAAGACATTTGCTCTGGACTATTTAAATTAATAGGTGTATCACCCATTAACTGCTTAACTTGCAAGTTTAGACGCTTTTCTATTTCTAACTTTTCTCTTTCAAACTCTGCTCTTACCTCCTCTAATTTATTTAGATCTACTGCAAAACCTTTTTGATATATTTTAGCTAATGTCAAAGCAACTTTGTTAGTCAACACTACTGTATCCATCAACTTAGCATACTCAACTGTATTTAACTTTTTATATATCTCATCTGATAATTGTTGCGTTGCATGTAAATCTGCCGACAAGTATTCTGATAACTCTTCTCTTGGTATATCTGCAACAGAATATCCTTTACTAAAATATTCTTTTAATGTGTCTTGTTTCTGTGTAGCTAACTCATATCTTTCTGCACATGCCTCAAGAGACAGAGCTTTCTTTACACCACATTGTAATACATATTCTCCTAGCATAGTATCAAACACCGGACCATCATATTTAAAACCACATTCCCATATCCACATTAGATCGTGTACTATGTTATGTCCTATGAGTATAGTTGCTTGGTCTAAGAGTTCTTGTACTCCATCAAAGTTGTCTCTAAATAAATATTGTTCTCCCTTATCTGTCAAACAACCAATCATTACTAATTCATTTTCAGTTTCAAAAGGGTCTAGGTGTAATTTACCATCTCTAGTAGTAACAGTATTTTCTACGTCAAGTGTTAATTTCATCCATTTTCTCCTTATGTTTTTTTAAGTATATAACTGCTCTTTTTACTTTTGTCAAGTCATCCTTGAAACCACCTAGTCCTGTATTACAATGATGACATATCCAACCCCTAAATGTTTCAGTATGGTGACAATGATCTAACACCCACTTAGATAATTTAACTTGTCCATATTGACTTATTTCTTTTATATCACGTTCACAGATAGGACAACAATAATCTTCACTTGGATATGGGTTTTCCTTACGTAACTTTTTTAAAGTTGTAAAGTGTCCTTTCATACAAGACTGACAAGTTCTTTTTACTTCCCCAGAGAACACAACATAAAAATTAGTTACAGGTTGCTCAACCTTACATTTTATACACACATAGCTTTCTTGGGGTGTATTCTTAGGCTTAACATAACCAAATAAATCAGGGTACTCATTCATGCCTCATACCTTCCAACTTGGTAATTAAGCTGACAAGTAATAACACCATGCCAACCTGATAATTTATTCTTGACAATATTTAGGTGTCTCTGCAAATCCTCTTCATCCCCATCTTCTTGCTTTGGTGGATTCTTAGCTATCAATATCATCAAGTCTGCCTCTGCAGCTTTACCAGTTCGTGATCCTTCCATCATAGATTGATTAAGCAATATCTTACCCTCTGCATCAGCAGATAGCTGAGACATATAAAAGATAGCACATTCATGTTGCTTTGCAATCATACGAGCATGAACTGCATTAGCTTTTAATGCCTCATCTGTCCTTGCAAAACCACCAGTCCTAGCAAACTTATCTCCCATATCTAGTAGAACAACATCAGGTTTATAAGATTTACAGACACTCTCTACCCAAGACATATCACGACCTGTAGCATCTTTTATCTTTATCTTATCTTTGACAGGTGCATACAAATCTCTTGCCATACTTGGATTAGCTTTTATCTGTTTCATAGTCATGCCTGTAGATGCAGTTAGATATCTAGCACCAACCCTATGACTACCCTCTTCATTACACAAGACAATGCAGTTAGCACCTTGATGTGCAAAACCTCCGGGAGATGCAATCATACTTGCATGAAAAGATGTTTTACCTGTATTTGGTCTAGCACCTACCTCAATCAAGTGTCCAGCATTTATACCCTCAAGTTGTCTTGTCAATGCAGGTATATTGAAGTTCCAACGAGCCTCAAGATCATTCTTAGCTAATAGTGATTCAATATCCAAGTCATCCCACTCCACATTTAAATCAGGTGTAAAGTCATCATTATATTGCTCCAACAATATACGCAGAGGCTCTAAGCTTGTCTTAGTACCATTGACATAATCAAATCCTAAATTAGCTATGTCCTCTCCAACAACTTGTTGAAACAACTTAGACAACACCTCTTGTGCAACATCAGCACCTAAAGGTTTTTCATTCTTTATAGATTTGAATAGAGCTAGGTATGCTTGTTTCTGTGCAGTAGACATAGACGGATTGCTTGATATAAATAAAGCCTCAATCTCATCTGGTGTAACTGTACGTTCATACCTATCCATAGCCAAGTCTATTGCTTGTTTTATTTTTCTAGCATCTTTGCTAAACAATCTATCTGGACATCTAGCTCCACGATGCTCTTTGTAGAACTCTCTATCCATTAGACTTCTTAATAGTGAATTTTCCATATTTTACTCCTTTGGGGTTAAATTATATAAGTTGTAAATATCTTCCTCATTTCTATACTTCAAATCATCTTGAAGTCTGAGGACACGTATGTTGGGAACGTATCCACGTAACTCCTTTGCAAACTGAAGTATCTTTGGCAATGCATCAGGATCTAACGCAATGATAGTAGTTGAAAACTGTGACAAGAAAATCTTATGTTCTTCTGATAATGAAGTTCCAAGTATAGCCACCCCAACATATATATTGCTATCTAGGACACAAGCACTTACACAATCTTCAACTACAACTGCGACCTTACCATAACCATGAAAGTATGGCAAGGGATTATTCCCATATCTTTTCCATTTAGGTAGACGTTTGCCTAAAGCTCTACCAGTTGCATCAACTAACTTACCCTTATGTTCTATGGGAAACACCACTCTGTCATCCTTCACGTCATAGTGTAAGTTTAGTTTGTCTGCATCTAGTTGCCACCTGTCACAGAAAGACATGAGACCATTCCTATTGTTATGAGGAACTACGTATTCAGGCATTTGAAATGTATCAGTTGTAGCCAATTCTTTTTTTGTGCTTACAGACTTAATATCATCTACAGATAATCTGATACGTGTACTCCCACTTAAACTACAGGAAATCTTATAACAATTCCATACTAATGAACCCATATTATTTGTAGCAGTAAATGTCTTGTAGGATTTACAAACAGGACAATCCAATCTACGTGTCTCATCAATAGGAATGTTTAAATCTTTTACAAATTCTAATATATTATACATTATATATGTTCCTTATATATATT